ACAAACAGCATATCGCTGTCGGCAGTCGAAAACTTTTTGCCAGCCAGCAGAGTGTCGATTACGGCTTTGCCGTCGCGGGTGCCATAGGCAACCTTAAGGGCTTTTGCCTTGATGTCTTTGGTCATCGAAATGCCGGGTGCGAGAATCTCAGCACGAGCCTTGGTGTCAGCAGTAACGGTCGCAGAAACTTCTTCGTCCATGTAGCCTTCGCCATCTTTGGATGCTTCGGGGTCTTCGTCCATCATTTCGCCTTCGCCTTGCTCAATGCCAGCCAGCTTCGCCAACACCTTTTCGATGTTGCCAAGGCGCTGTTCGAGCGCGGTCATTTCTTCCGGCGTATGATCGCCCTCTTTGGAAACAGGCATGTCTTCGTCAGAAGCTGGTTTTTCACCATCCTCATCCGTCGCAGGCTTGTCGCCGTCTTCATCGCCCGTAGGCTTAATTGAGGCTTCCAGAGCGTCAAGGCGTTTCATGATGGCGGCTAGTACCTCGCCAACTTCCACTTCCTGATCGCCAACTGGAGGGGTATTTTCAGGCATTGCCTCATCGAGAGACTTTGCGAAAATCCCCATGATTTTTTGTTTCATAGTCATGGGAGGTTTCTCCTTTTGTGGTGCGTGATCGAAAATGGCACATTCCGAACCGCACCGCCCGGACGTTACCAATGCTACATGATTGCCGATGATTCCCTCTTGTCTTCCGCGACCGGGGGACTCCTCGACATACTCAGCCTCATACCCGCATGATACTTCACGCAGTCTTTTTTGCTTGACGGCGCTGATCGCCTCCATATCGGTAATCAGCAGGTCTGCAAGTAGTTTATCCGCGTCTTCGCCCTCGCCGGGTCGCACGTTCTGTACGACACCAACAGCAAGTTCGCGCCAGTTCTCAGGCGTCACGAAGTCGTCGGGGTGATTGATCGTCACCGGCTTTCCCTCAAATGAGGCGATAGTTGCCGGATCGTGAATGTCATCTATTGAGCGGCTAATGACGGTATGACCGTCGCCCGCAGTAATCGGTGTTTCGCTAGGGTTGTACAGTAAGTCCCCTGCGCGTGTAATCGGTACGGCTTCGCAAATCAGGAACCCTTCCGGTGTTTCGCTGATGCGGTCGCTCAGTTTCGCTGTCGAGTAAAAACGTTTCACGGTCTGTTCGTCCTTTGCCTTGTTGTCGGCGGCGTCCATCCGGTCAACGATATTTCGCGCCCATGACTGCCCCGGATCGCCTCCCCATAGCGCCCATGCTACACGACCGGCGCTAGGGTATCCCTCGCCTCCCGGTTTGAAGCCTGACGCCTTTTTGTCAACCTCATGGCGGGCAAAAAATGAGTGCATCCGTTTAACGGTATCAAGCGACAGATTCTTTTTGTTTTGAATATCGCGGGCGCGGGCAACACCAATATCGGTTCCGCCGCCATTATCCTTGCGCCATTCAAGTCCACGCTTCGCTTCCGCCGCCATAGCGTCGGTAGGCTTTGTGTCGATTTGAATGCCTTTATACGATTCCATAATTCACATTGTGCATGATGTCAATAGACTAAGCAACAATAGTTTAATCGGGAATGATTGGTTCCGCGAAACAACGGCAATTCGGAAACTCTCCGGGATTTCCCGTGGTTCCATCTGATAGCGTTGGCGGACTCTTAAACTTAAACACTTTCCCGTTCATTTGCCGGTGCGATTCCCGGACGTCGCCATCCTCCGCAGTCCGCCAGATGTAACTGTCCGCACCGACGTATTCAGCACGGGCTTGCGTTATGGCGGAGTTTGCCTTGGCAATCTCTGTCCGAGCGATAAGCGTGGCACGGCTTTCCGTTACCCCTTCGGTTCGGGCAAGTTCCTCTGCCACTTCGTCCGCACGACGCCCGCCGGTCGCGGCTTCCATAGCCAGCTTTTGGGCGCGTTCTCCGGCTTCGAGGGGTAGGCTTTTAATAAGGGCGACTTGGCGCTGTTGTAGGAGCATGGCGGCGGCTCCAACGTCCGTCTGATTGACGGTCTGTTTGAGCGCGGCGGCGATCTTTTTCGACTGCGCGGCAAACGCCTTCTGATTCCCCCGGCTGATTTCGCCGATGAATTTCGCGGAGGTCTTCTCTGCCCAAGGGGTAATTGCCTCAGAGTAGGCTTTCAGCATCGCTTGGAGTTTGGTCTGATCCCGGATCGTCGAGCCGGAAACGTGCGACTTGATGAGGTTGCCAATAACGCGGGCAACCTTTCGGAGTTCCCGCGCATAGCGGGACTCAGCACCGCGAGAGAATCCCCACTTAGCCATTGAGCCAAGCCTTGAGGCGTTCGGTCAACGTTTGTCCAGCGTCCGTTGCAGGTTCATCGGGCAATCCTTCGGTTGGCATCGGAGGCGCGGCGTTCTCTGCTTCGGTAATCGCCTCCTCCGTGATGTTTGTGAAGATGCCGGTTCCCTCGCTCGACTGACGCAGTTCTTTCATGGCGGTCGCTGAGTCGATGATCCCGGCGTCCAGCGCGGCGGCAACGGTTGTCACAACCGCTTGAGCGATGTCCACCTTCTCTTTGGCGGAGGTCTGCCATAACGGTACAAAGTCAAAGTCGAAGTTCTCAGGAGCGGAGTCGCCAAACGTACTGCGATGCAATACGCGGAGGAGTCGAGTCAAGCCTTCGCGCAGACGGCTTTCCTGTTGCGAGGCGATGTTGTCATAGTAGGTGCGGAGGTCGCTTTCGCCGGTCGATGACAGACCCGCCGGGGATTGCCCAAAGAGGCGAACCAACGGGATACCCAAGGCTCCGGAGATTTGTTGACCGAATTGCAGGATCATGTCTGACAGCCCGGCGAACGAATAGGAGTTCGTCGCAAAGGTGTCTTCCTTGTCGAGGAGCGTGATGCCTTCGTTCGTTTGCAGGAGCCTCATGTGATGGAACATGGTCAGCAGGTTTTCTTCTGCCTGTCCACCCGCCGCCAAAACCTCGCGTAGCTTGTCGATCTGCACGACGCGGAGGTGAGCCTTCTGAATTAGGTTTGACGCGCCAGCGGTCGCCGTATCGAAAGCGATGAGGCGGTCATATAGTCGCTCAATAACGGACTCGCCCCATAGCTGTTCAACGATAGCCTGATACGCCGGGAGTTGAATGCCAATCATGCGGATCGCCCGCGTGTAGTGAATGTTGATCGTCGAGAGTTGCCCGGTCGTTACGTCTGACACGACTTGGTAATACTCCGGCAGTCCGTCGTCCATGCCGCCGCTAATGATGTGCGTCAAGTCCGGCTGTAACTGCCACCGGTCGTAAACCTTGAGTCCATGGAATTGGTTAAGCGATACAGTCTCAAGGTCAAGCGGCGTTGATGGGTCTTGCCCGTCGATAACCATAAACGCGAGGGAGCCGCCATAGAGTCGTGACCACTTAATCGTGTCAAGGAGAGCGCCCCAAACGCCAAGACGGTTGAGTTGGGTTTGTAGTTTCTCGATGCGGTCGGGGTCGTCGCTTCCTTTGATGATGATGCCTGCGCGGGTCATATCCTCCGCCACGGAGTCAATCGCTTGCCCGACGATCCAGCTACCTCGATACATCGCTTCGAGCTTGACGCGGTTCTTGGTCAGCAGGTCAAAGATATAGGTCGCGTCCGAGTTTACGTTGTCCGAGCGCATCCCCATGCGGGCGGTTAGGTTTATAAAGCCGTCATGCGTCGCCGCTTTTGTGTCGGTAGTTGAGGCAACGGTCGGTTTAACCGGAGCGCCCCCGTAGGTGTTCTTGTACTGTTTTCTGCTCATGTTAAATCATCCTTTCCCAAATTGATGCCGCGTTGCCGCCCGCTAGCATATCGTTGATCGCGTCCGCCATCGGGTCGATCTGATCGTCATGCTTGTGCGAATCATCGGCGGTGAATGCTTCACATTCTCCAATAAAATCCGACAAAAAGGGAGCGTTTTGTGGTAGGCAGACGTAGCCTGATTCAATATACCCCAAGATGTCGGTTACTCGTGTGTACTTATCCTTGTTTCTCTTGATGCCCGCAACAGGTATTGAGGCGTCATGCTTAAGGCGCTGAATCAATCCAGTACCCGAAGCGTTGTCTTCAATCTTCATTTGGCGAAGTCCGCCCCATATAACCGAGTCCAATCCCTTTTGTTTGTTCCAAAAGGCGGGCGCTCTCTTTTCGAGTTCCGGCACTTCCCACTTACCCCGGATCATGTCGAGGAGGTAAATCCTGCCATCGTCGCCCATACCCCAGCACTCAAACACCGAGTAGTCGTTGGCTTCCTTGGTCTTTTGCGCCGTGTCCGCGTAGATGACGCGGTACTTGATGCGCGGCGGCTTGTCGTACAGCTTGAACCACTCGCCCCGGATAATGTTGCCGCCCAAGGCGGTCGGGCGCTGTTGGTACTGTCCTGCGAAGACGTAGCGGTTTGAGCCTTCCATCCTCTTGAGGGTTTCGACGTCGTGCTTCTCAGGCCATAGTGCGGTTCCGTCGTCCTGCAACGCGGGCAGACTGATGTGATCCCACTCCTCCCCGTTCCCGCCCTTGAGCAACCAACCGGCGAGGTCGTCCTCGTGAAGCCTTTGCATAATCAGGATGATGGGGGTTTCCTTGGAGTTCTTGCGGCTTTCAAGGGTCGTCGAGAACCAGTCGATGACGTTCTTGCGCTTGACGTCTGACTTGGCTTCGTCCGCTTTGTGCGGATCGTCAATGATGATCGCGCCGCCAAAGCCGGGTCGTTGCTTACCCGCGCCATAGCCGGTGATCGTACCCATCGCGCCCGTGGCATAGAACACCCCGCCTCGCGTGGTCTTCCATTCGTTCTTGGCGTTTGAGTCGCCCCGGATTTCAACCTCCGGGAATATGTGCCGGTACTCATCGTATTGGACGAGTTCGCGGACTTGGTAGCTGTTATTGGTCGCCAGCGTCCCGGAGTAGGACGTATGAATAAACTCAGCATCGGGGACGTTGCCCATCGCCCATGCGGAGAAGTTGACCACAACCAGTTCTGTCTTGGAGTAGCGCGGTGGCACGTTAATGATGAGGCGCTTCGTTTCACCCCGGTACACCTTCATGAGCGCGTCGCAGATGATCTTGTGGTGTCGCGCCTTCATCCAGTCGTAGCCACGGCGTAGCTTGAACATATATTGGGCAAAGACATACGGGTGCGACCTTGCGGCGTTCCGGTGTGCCAGCAGTTCCGCCGGAGTCATCATAGGTATTGGTCAAGGGCTTTCTTGAGGGCGGCTTCGTACTCCGCCAGCGGGACATCCGAAAGCTGGACTGGACCACCTGCGGCTCCGGTCAGTTCGTGGTTGTCGGTCGAGGCTCCCAAAGCAAGGCGTCCGATCTTCTGCGCGTCACTCACCACGCGGGCGAGTTGACCGAGTTCCCCAAGGGTCAGCTTCTTGGGCGGGCGTCCGTCAACCGGCTGGCTTGATTCCGTCAGGATTCGGGCGGCGCTTGCGCGGATCGCCTTCGCCATCTGCAAGTCGTCCTTGTTGAATTGTGAGAGTTCCGATACCCGCGTCTTGATCTGTGAGTCGATGGCGGTAGCAGTGACAATTTGTGATGCCCTGTGACGTTCATCCATCCATTCCCCTCGTGCGGCGACTTGGCGGAGAGCGTCATACTTGACTCCATGAGCTTCGGCGAGTTCCCGGAGCGACATCTTGCCGTTTATGAACTCAACCTTGAGTTGGTCGTACTTGGGGCGGCTCATGGCTTACTCCGGCTTTACGCTGGCAGGGGCGCGGTTCATCTCGGCTTTGTCGAGGAAAAACGCTTCTGCGCAATGGGGACAGATGATTTCGACGTACTGCCCTGTCACGGCGGCGTTACCTTCCGTGAATCGGCTGTCCATCTCCGTTTGGCGCTTGTCGATCTGCGCCTGTGTGACGTTCGGTGACGTTGCGGTTTCCTTGAGCAGTCCTGACAGGTCTTCCTCCGGAAAGTAGATTTGCAGGTCGCCAATCGTGCCAATCTCCCGGAGTTCCGGGATCAGGGCTGTCATATCCCATGTGGACAGTTCGGACGTCTTGTTGTCGGCGATCCGGTACTCCTTGGCTTTTGCCGCCGGGAGGTCAAGCACCACGCAGGGGGCTTTCTTCCATCCCATCTCCATGAGCGCCTTGTACCGGGTATGACCGGCGATGATGACCTTTTGGGCATCGACGATGATCGGCGAGTTGAAGCCATAGTCGGCAATCGACTTTTTCACGGCTTCTACCGCCCCGGCGTTGTTCCGGGGGTTCCGCCAGTACGGTTTGATGTCGTCGAGGTTAAATTCTTGAATTTTCATGCGGCGGTTCCCTTCTCATAGGCTTTTCTGACTTGAATTTGGTTCTTGGTTTCCCAAGACTTGCGGTACTCGACACTCTCGAACAGCTTGGAGAAGCCGGTGACGTGCTTGAGGCGGATCAGTTCGTCTGCCTCAAGTCCGAGTTCTTTGCAAACGGCTTCGTCGGTCATGCCGTTTTCCAGCATCGCAAAGACCATGTTTGCCATTCCGGTGATCGAGTGCTTGCCCCGCGCCCGGTTATGGCGGACGGTCGATGCCATACGGTCGTTGATCGGTTTGTCGATAACCACGATGGGGAGGAGTCCGCCCGTCCACTCGCGGATGTCAGCATTAAGCCGCATCGTCGTGTAGCGGTGGAACCCATCCACAATCACATACTTGTCGGTTTCCGGGTCGTACACCGTAACAACGGGTTGGGTATAGCCGTCATGCTTAATCGAGGTGTACAGGAGCCGCATCTCGTTCTTGGCAACCGAGTTCGGGTTGTAGTCGTTCGCGTGAACCTGCTCAATCGGAACCCAACGGATGTTATCCACAGGCTGATCCTTGGTCGGGGATAGCTTGTGGATTGCGGTGCGGAGTTCCCGGAGGTACTTCGCCTTGTCGGGTGCGGCTTCGAGTTCAGCCTTGATTTGGTCAATTACCATACGAGTCTTCCTTTTTTGGCTTTGCGGATCATGTGACGGGCGGGGGATCGCTCCCAGTTCGCCAGCTTCACAAATTCCCAATCGTTTGTCAGGATAGAGCTAATGTGCGCCTTGTACATCGTCTGCTCCTCCGTCGTTCCCTTGTAAATCTCGCCCATTCGGGCAAATTCCTTCTTGAAGTTGACCTTCCAATCGGGCTGTTCAATCAGTTTTTCTAGCAAGAAGTCACGGTACTCCTCCCATCCCGAAAACATGAATGGCAGTTCTTTGACAAAGAAATGGTCGTTTAGCTTCCCGGCTGAGTCGATGCCGCCGATCCGTTGCGTCAGCTTGACGTAGGTTTCCGGCTCCACTTCCTGCATATAAAACAGGTTTTTTACCGCCGTTTCGTGGTGCAGGTTCGATACCCGCATATCTTGGACATGGACGCCGTAGTTGTATTGAGCGTTGTAGATGTCGTTGTAGTGCCATTCGTTGTCGTGAATGGCTTTCCAAACGTCGGTATATGACCAGTCATAAATCGGGTAAAAGGTGTAATGCCCTTTTGACTTGTTGAGGATTTTCCCCCAAGTCGCCCATTTGTAGGTTGCGGCGTGAGTCAGCGCAACGAATCGCGTCGGGCTTTCCTCCGTCCGCACTCCGGCAATGTAGCAAGTCGGGGTGTCCGGAAAGTCACGGGCAACGATCTTCTCAAAAATCTCGCCAAAGCGGTCTGTGCCGTAAACGTTTTCCTTGATGGAATACTCCTCCTGCGGGCGCATCCATACGTCTTCCTTCTCCGCGTCCCAACAATAGAGCCAATGTTCTTTGTTCGAGGTCGCGTTGAACAGCTTAATCGGGATTTGGAACCACATTGGCTCAACGTCCGGGTGTTCCATGATGAGGCGGATTTGGTCGATAGTCGCTTGCCATTCCGCCTCTTGGTCAATAAACATGACCTTGAGGGGTAGCCGGTTCCGTTCGCGGGCGACTTGCAGAGTCAGGTTGAACACGACGGTCGAGTCCTTGCCGCCTGATACCCCGCAGATAACGTTCGGAAACTCATCGAATAGCCAACGGATGCGGTCGAGAGCCGCGTCATAGACGTTCTTGGCGTTGTAGATTTTCATTCCAGCCATTCCCGGATATGACCAATGCAGGTCGGGTTGTAGTCGCTGACAATGAATTTCTTGCCCGCGTCCCGGAAAGCCTTTGCCGTCCGCCCGTAGCCACAGCAAAAGTCGCCGCCAACGTTGAATCGCTTGGTCAGTTCGTCGAGGATCGCCATGTCAGAGGCGTAGTTGCTGAGTCCGATCCGGTAGCAGTACGCGGCGGCTGGCGCACCGTTTAGCTTGGTGCTGTACGCCTCCACAGGTTCGGGCAGGTACTTCCGTGCCTTTTTCCCGGCGACGATGACCATAGGCAGGTCTGATTCCATGATGATGTTGCCCAAGGCGACAAGGAATGAGGCGTAGTCCCGCCCCTTTGCGCCAACGCGCCCCTCGAACGTATCGAACCCATCGAGCCACGGGATTTCGGTGTAGATGACTTC